GCGCAGGCGCAGGAAGGCTTGGATTCGTCCTTGACCGGCCTAGGCATGGGCGAGAAAGCCCGCGAACGCCTGAAAGAAGACCTACAGATCCGCAAAGAGTACCAAGCGGAGATCGACCGGCTTAACGCCCAGTTCAACAAGGGCCAGATCAGCGAAGACCTGTACAACCAAGAGACGGCCATTCTTGAAGAGAACCTGGCCTCCCGCTTGGTGATGCAGCAGGACTACTACAACCAAATTGATGCCGCGCAGCAAAGCTTCTTCCTCGGCGCGTCTGAAGGGTGGGCGAACTGGGCGGAGGAAGCCACGAATTACAGTGAGCAGGCCGCGCAGTTCGTAACCGGGACCCTCGATACGCTTACCGACGGCTTGGCGGAAAGCTTCATGTCGATTCTCGACGGCACCAAATCCGTAGGGGAAGCCTTCGCAGATCTCGGGAAGCAGATGGTATCGGCGATCGTCGGAGCGCTGGTGAAGATGGCGGCCCAGTGGCTGGTTTACCAAGGGGTTCAGCTACTCGTCGGTTCTACCACATCGGCCGCCGCTGTCGTGCAGGCTGGCGTCACTGGTTCGGCTATCGCCGCGGCCTACGCGCCTGCCGCTGCCTTGGCGTCCCTCGCATCATTCGGCGCAAACTCGGTACCGGCCACTGCAGGTATCCTCTCGACTACTGCCGTCGCAGAAGGCGTCGCCCTGGCAGGCATGGCGCACGATGGCATCGACTCTGTTCCAGAAACCGGCACGTGGTTGTTGCAGAAAGGGGAACGTGTTACTACCGCCGAGACCAGTGCCAAGCTCGATAAGACACTAGACAGCGTGGCGAACGGCGTACCGAGCAATAAGGGCGGCACTACGGTAAACTTGATCGAAGACGCTTCGAAGGCCGGCCAAACCCGGACGCGCTTGGACGAAGACGGAATCCAAGAGGTCATCGATGTGTGGATCGCCAAACTTTATTCGGATGATGATGTCATGACAGCGTTAACCAACAAGACGGGCGTAGCCCCAGTAGGCCGCTAATGGCGCTTATCGACTATCCGGATGGCATGCCGCTGCCTCTCCGCGAGGGGTACGCCTTCGAACCTACGAACAACATTCGGCGCACCCCGCAGGACAGTGGGCGCGCCAGGCAGCGCGTCGAATTTCGCAACGTCCCTACCTTCCCCACCCTCACATGGCATTTCAGCGCCTCCGAAGCTTCTCTGTTCGAAGCGTGGCAAGCCCAAGTAGTTGGTTCCGCTTGGTTCAACGTGACGCTGTTAACCCCCCTGGGTTTCGAGACGGTAGAAGCGCGGTTCACGGAAGTTCCTAGAGGTGGTGAGCTAATCGGGAAGTTCAGTTGGCGTTACCGCGCGGTTTGCGAAGTGCGCACCCGCCCCTTGCTAGACGAAGGATGGGCCGAGCTTTTGCCGGAATACATTTTAGAAGCCGATATTTTCGACTACGCGATGAATCGCGAGTGGCCCCTTTACTACGGGGAGTTCGATACTTACGCCAGTCTGGTAGACTTGGCAGCAACCTTATACTGGCCGGAAGGGGCATAGCATGGCGACTGGAACAACCAACCCACCTGGGTCTAACGACCCGCGCGATCTAGTCGCCAACGCGGAGAACTTAGACCTCCTTATCACTGGGGCGAACAGCACGTACCCGGACCGCCTGGGCGTACCACGTAAGTCTTGGACTGGCATAATCGCGGAGGCGTCTACGGTACTACCGGCTATCCAAGCGGCTGAACAGGCCGCCTTATCGGCGCAACTCGCGCAACTCGCCGCCAGCATTGCGGCGGCGGCGGCGAATCAGTTCCCTACAGTGGCCGAAGGCTTGGCGGCTACTTCCGGTAGCGGGCCCACAAATCGCTTTTTCTCTGTTCCTGGTTCCGACAACACCTTTTCGATACAGTATCGGAATGACGCAGGCGTAGCTGTAGAAATCGGCACATCGCCTAGCGCCTCATTGGTGCAAATTCTCGCAGATTTGCTTAAGCCATTTACACCTATTGGCACAGATCCTGCGTATTTGACTCTCACAGATCCCGAGGGCGCTTTACTAGCGGAGCTTACCCCTAGTAAGCTCGCTACTACTTTGTTTGAAATCTCATCACGCCTTAACGCTACCCTGATAGGTGATACCGAGGGTGGCGCGCCATTTTACTGCGACGAATTCGGGTCTCTGCTCGGTCACCTGCAGACGCTTGAAACTGATCTACCAGGCTTGTATGTCGTGGATACAGACGGCGCTATCCTGAACATTCTGAGCGACCCCTCCGGTGCTGCTGCCGTTGAATCTGTATCGCCGTTTCAAGGGGGCCTATTGTTCTCCCCCACTGTGGTGACTGCGGACAACGCGGAATCGTACATCCATGTAAAAGGCATTCTTCCGCGGCGTGAGCAAGTGACCAACGTGATAGCGACTCTTTCCAGTTCGACAACTAGTGCGCAGTCTAGCGGGGACGTTCTGCCGATTAGTCAGTTGCGGTTCGGGAATCAAGCTGTATTAAACCTGCGAGACGCCTCGGATATAGATAGCCGTCGTTTCATGACACTGAATCTTAAAAACGTATCAGTTCAGGTCGGGTCTCCTGTAGTCAAGGTGCTAATGATAGGGGATAGCATCACCAACTACGCAGGCGCCTACATCCTGAACGATTACTTGATCTCGCTAGGTTTCTCACCTCAGTTTATAGGCACCTTGAATGGTGCAGCTCCCGGCCAGGGGGCTACCGGCACTGGGGGCCCCCTGAACGAAGGCCGGCACGGATGGCAAGCTAGGGATTTCACCTACGCCATTGACAGAAAGCTAATCGTAGCGCCGGGATCTGAGGCGTCTTACCAAGCGCTCCCCAAGGCTGATAAAGTCAACTACAACCCCTTCCTGCGGGCCTCCGAGGTGGGGGATGACCCTTCGCTGGTGCGTAACGGGTATGTTTTCGATCCTGCTTTTTACCAGTCGAGATTCGGCTTAGACACGCCGGATATCGTCGTTAGTTCTCTCGGGACGAACGATGCCCTTAACATCCCCTCCGAGGATGTCTACGCCTCAATGTCAGATTCTGACCGGATCATGCACTCACAGATCCTCGCAACCTGGCCATCAGTGAAAATTCTGAGAACTATCCCAGGGACAGCCATCGACACTAGTAGGAACGCTCTGTGGTCTTCGTCTTATACAGAGATTATTGGAGCGCTCAAACAGTCTGCCGTCGACTTAGGTTCTCGGGTATTCGTAGCCCCTTTGTGGGCGATGACCAACCCCGACGGGGGTTACGGCTTCCCTGCAGGTACACCAGGTGACGACGGTTTCGTAGAAGGGAACTGGAGCGACGATATCCATCCAATCGGCTCGACCCGATATGGGTATTATCAAGCGATGGCGCCGTTTGTCGCTGCGCAAAAACTGAACATCATCTAATCAGGACAGAGGGATAGAAATGGGCACTCAAATTGTAGCGGCAGACACGGTCGGCCCTTGGAACACTAAAGTAATTCCGGCAGTAACTCGCGGCCTAGAAGCTTGGTTTACTTTCGATACCGATGCTTCGCGATTCGGTTTTAACCGCGCGCCCTATAAGCCGAATGCGCAGATTGTCGGAACCCCAGTAGCATTCGCAACTCACGGTCGTTTCAAAGCTCTTTCCAACTACCTGATTACTCAAGTGATGGATTCCGCTAGCGCAACGATTATCGCCGTTGGTCGATCGCCTGTAGTGCTACCTGACCCAATGCCTGTACCCGATCCTCGGCCAGTTTATGCGAGCACCTTCAGCGGCCCCTCTATCACGCCGGGTATCACGGGCACTTCATTCGGGGTGACACTCTCTAATAGTACCACGGCGCTTCTTAACTCGACCTCAGCGCGCAACAATGGAAGTGGCGGCGTGACTACAGGCCAAGTAAACGCCGCCGATACCCCTCAAAACTGGGGCATCCGTGTACTCCGAACCTCTGACGCTGCGGGGACAATGGCGCAGAATATCACTCAAGGGACGAAAGTCGTAGGAACCACGCTTACCCAGAGGGCGCTAACTGCAAACCCGTTCAGGATCGGCAGTGCGATCTCGAACTTCACGGGCGGCGAAGTCGACATCTCGTCAATCGCTATATACTCCGTGGACCTTACGGACGATGAGATCGCGAAAGTAGCATCGCAGATGCGGGTTCGCATGCAGCGTTTAGGCATCACAGTCTAACGAGGGTCTTACGTTGACAGTCCTCGAAGAGGTAAACGCCAGTGCCGGCCCGGATATCATTATCCGCACGCTTGAATTGAACTGCGCCGCATGGGCGGCGCCGGTTTACATATGCAACGGCTTCGAGGACCAAGTCCTTACCACGGAACTGGGGCAAACGCATACCTTTATCGCCGCAAACATTGATATCGCCCTAGCCAAAAGGGACAACAAGGGCAATCAGGTACTCGCGTTTACGGTCGACAACACAACGGGGGAAGTCTCTAATAAGATCGACCAGGCGACGGACGCCAACGCTCGCGTTACCGCGGTATATCGAACGTTCTTGGAAAGTAACAAAAGTGCGCCTGCAGAAGTACCCTACAACCTGACAATCCTCTCCGGGAGCCTGCAAGGGCTCTCCGCCCAGTTGCAATGTGGATACTTCAATATGATCGGCGTGGCGTGGCCGAGAGCGCTGTACACTGCGAACTACGTTCCGCCGCTGAGGTACGTGTGATGGAGTGGATAAATCATTATCTGCGCGCTTGCTACAAAGATGGGGGCCGCGGGCCGGACGTGTACGACTGCTGGGGCCTGGTGAGGGAATCTCGGGCTGAATACCTTGGGCTCTCTCAGCTGCCAAGCTATGGGGATTTGCGCAACAAAAATCCCAAAGACTTTACACGCGCGTATCGCAATGAGTCGGCGAAAATGGAGCAATGCGAACCTCAGCATGGTGCTATCGCTGCGGTTATGCGAGGTGAAATCTGCGTCCATGTTGCTGTAGTCTTAGAGGTCGGCGGCATTTTGAAGGTGCTGGAAATCAACCCAACGCGAGGCGCGCGCTGCATACCTCTGCGCACTTGGCGACGCGACCATCTCAAAGTTACGTACCACAGGGACCGAGTATGATTGAAGTCTACGCCAGTCGACTTTCCGACGAAGGCAAAGAGACGTATGAGGTTAGCGGACGCCAAACACTGCTAACGTGGCTGCACGGCCATGGCATCTCGCTGGACGCACGCCTCGATATGTTGCCGTTGAGTCTGTATCTGAACGGTGATCGGCTGTTACCAGCGCAGTGGGGGCGGACGTATTTCACTGAGAAGGATCATGTGGAGATTTATCGGGAGCCGAAGGGCACTGACCCGTTCTCTATCACCTTCGCGCTCATCGCGGGCGCCAAAGCTGTCCTAGGCGCATTGATGCCGAAGATTCCCGGAATCCCTTCCAGTGGGCGAGGCGCCGCGGGCGAGGCGCTCGATGAAGCGTCCGCCAAGGGTAACAAAATCAAGCTTAACGAGATCCGTCCGGAATGTCTGGGCTATTCGCCCGCCCGGTATCCTGACCTACTGACCCCCGGAGGGCGGCGATACTTCGTGAACGGATCGCCCCGCGAACAGCGTATTGAGATGCTACTAGGCGTGGGGGTAGGCGAGTATGAAATCCCCCTTGAAACTGTCCGCGTAGGGGAGACCCCGCTCTTGGCACTAAGCGCTGACGATGCCCAGTTCGCGATATACGGGCCGGGGGAAGACTTGTCAGCGGACCCCGCCCATATGTACTGGTATCTCGCGCCGGAAGTCGGTGCCAGTTCGACAGGAGCTGCGGGTCTTGAGCTTACGGTCGAATCGACGCTGACGCCGCAGGCAACGGCCCAAGCGTTCACGTTTAATGGGAACACGGTTAGCATTGCGGTGGGCGCCGGCAGCTTCCCCAGTGACTGGACAGCCGGCTTGACTCTTGGTATAGGCGCACCGTATGCCTATACCGTCGCAGACGGAACCGGAACTGGCGGTCGTGATGTAATCACGGGCCCCGTTGCCCAACACGGTTTCGCGCCTGGCGATCTGATAGAGATCCAGGGACAGAACTCAGGGCTTTACGAAGTCTTCAGCGTTACCCCGACTCAGCTACAGCTGAACACTTCAGGAGGCGCCCCGGCCACGGGCTTGGTCGTCGGCAGCGTAACGATGGCGATCGGCTATCGCGGTTTACGCTGGCGTATCCTGACGATCGCCGCGCAGAGCATGACGGTTGAGCAACTTGACTCCGCAGGCGCCGTAGTCGGCTCTTGGCCCGGCTGGGACTCGCTGACCAGTAACCAAGGGCGGGTCATCCTAGATCCGGGATCTCTCGAAGGCGGATACCGTGGACCGTTTCCTGCGTGTCCGGAGGGCGAGCTTATCACCGCCATCGAGTGGGACGTATTCTTCCCCGCGGGCCTCGTCTTCCTGTCAGCGGATGGCGCTCGGTACAACCTGAACTCGTACCATAGCTTCGAATACCGGGACATGGCGATCGGCGGCGCATGGACAGCAGCAACGTACACAGACACTTGGGGATCCCTGGACGCTGTAGGGTTTACGCACAGGATTGTGTTGCCGTACCCCATGCGCCCGGAGTGTCGAGCAAAGAAAATCTTCGTCAACCAAGGGTCAGCGGACCCTGAAAACGAACAGCAAGACAATATCATGTGGTACGGTCTGAAAGGCTTGATGGCGTCCAGTTCCCCTACCAGCTACGATGGGCTTACCACGCTGACGGTAGATATTCGTGGCGGTGATCGGGTCAGCTCGCAAACTGAGACGCTGATTAACTTGGCGTGTACGCGCGTCCTTCCTGTTCTGCGCGGAGGCGCATGGCAGCCGCCTGAAGCAACTCGGGAGATCTCAGCGGCGATAGGCTACATCATCAGAAACGTGGGGTACTCGGACACCACGGATATCGATTTGGCCGAGCTATCCCGCCTCGAAGAAACCTACTGGACGCCTCGCGGCGATTGGTACGATCGCGTCATCACGAAAGCAGATACCGTGAAAAGCTTCATGCAGGAGATTTTGCGTGTCGGATTTTCCGAAATGACCATCGATAGGGGTGTATTAACCCCGGTGAGGGACGGACCCCGAGGCCCTTCATTCGACAGCATGTACAACCCTCAGATAATGCTCGAACCTTTACTTTACGAGTTCAAGGCTCCGAATCTTCCGGACGAGTTCGACGGCGTGGACGTTGAGTACCTCGACCAAGGGACTAGACAAGTAGAAACAATCGAATGCCGTCTACCGGGGGATGCGGGATCGCGGGTCGAGAAGATCAAGATAGACGGTGTTTCAGATCCAACCCGAGCTTGGCGCTTGGGCATGCGCCAGCGTCGTTCCCACCTGTACCGCCAGAAGCAATATTCCTTCAAGACAGAACTGGACGCATTGAACAGTGGGTACTGGGATTACTCCGCCCTCGGTGTTTCGACTCCGGGGTACGGTCAGAGCGCGGAGCTGCGGGGCTACCAAGAGCAGAGTGCAGGCGCGTTGCTGGAGTCGGCAGAAATTCTTGACTGGTCGACAGCGGGGGTTTACTACGTATTGGTTCGCCGCCGCGACGGAACAGCCAGTGGTCCGTATCTTGCTACCCGCTATCAAGACTCTAACTATCTGTTTACGATCCCCGTCCCCCTGGATTTCGTACCGGATCTTTCCGGCACAACTGAGCCACCGATAATTCAGTTCGGGCATGAAGCTAAGTGGGTTGTGCCTGCGCTTATAACCGATGTCTCACCGAGCGGGACGCGAACTTGCAGCGTGAAGGCCGTAGGGTATGATGTGCGCATGTACGCCGATGATGACAATTTCCCTCCGGAGCCTTGATTAATGACCAATACCTACGACACGTCCCTTTACCCACTGGGCTCCAAAGCTCCAAAGGTGCTGTATAACAACGCGTCCAACCTAGACGACGCCGTAAATGCCCAAGTCCCTTCGTGGACAGATCGTCCGCCGTTTAACCGACTTCGGAAAACTCTGTGGGGGATGGAACAGGAGTTCGATCAGGTCATCTCCGCTGTGGGCTACACCGACCTAGGGGACTATGGTCCGGGCATCGTGATTAGCAATCGGAATCAGGTATTCCGTAAAGATGGCGAGCTTTATAAGGCCGGGAACAGCCTTACGCTCCCATACACGACGACGGGCAACTGGGCTGTCGAGGGCCCGTCGTTTGTGTCGGTGGGTGACGCTGCGTTGCGCTCCCTCCTGGCCAGCTCGGCGGGTTCTGCAAACGTGGGTACGATCCTCGCCCAAACAGGGGCCGTGGCCCGGACGCTAAAGGACAAAACCAACGATTCGGTGTCCTTCGACGATTTTGGTTTTGTAGGGACCGCAGACGACACGGCGGTTATGCAAGCGGCCCTAGACAGCGGGGCGAAATGCATCCGGGCAATCGCTGGCCGAACCTATAAGTTCACATCGCTGAATATTACCGGTGACGATGTGGCGATCTGCATCGAACCCGGCGCAGTCATCGAAGCTCTAACGCCTACGGCTAAGTCTATCAACATCACCGGACAGCGGTGCGCCCTGTTCGGCGGCGGAACCATCAAAGGCCAACCGACCTTCGACGGGGCCAATGTGCGCCCAACTTACGGCACTGTGTGGGTGGCTAACGCCGACTACTTCGTGTGCACCGGGGTAATCTTCGACACGACGCCCAAGGAAGCGATTGTGCTGGAGGACTCCACATATGCTCACATCTTCGGCAACCGGTTCATAGGTCGATACCCCCATGCGTCCTATGACGAAAACACCACGACCAACCATTGCGCGATCATCCAGAACATCCCCCCGGCGACCAGCAAGCCGCAGCCGTTCCTGAATATCGTTTCGAACATCTTCGAAGAGTACATTCAGGGTTGCTTGATTGCTAACTATGACGCAGCTGGTAACCAATCCGGCGTTATGATTTCCGGCAACAGCTTTAAAAACTGTTGGGACCACGGCGTATACATGTCCCGTGGCCTCAACCACAATATCACCGGGAACAGTTTCCTGGCCTGCCGGCGCCCGATTGTGTCAGACGGCATAGGCGCCATAGTGGTCGGCAATACGATGTACAGCGGTGGTGCTACTGGTTCGAACCGTGAGCAATCCATTTCCGTTCGCGAGGCTAGCCATTGCGTTATCGCCAATAACACCGTTTACGGTTTCGACGCGTCTATCTTGGTGGACTGCATTGAAACCACCACCATGAATGGCAACGTTATCGTCAACAACGTTATTCGGTCCCTCGGTACGGCTCTCGTGACTGTTGGTATTCGTCTAGGTGTCGGGGCCACGGAATGCGATGACAACACGATTGCAGGGAACATCATTCAAAGCGGTTTCTTCGGCGCCTCGGGTGCCGCTATTGAGCTCAGCATGGCCTCTGGATTCGGGAACCGCACTAGGGTATACGGGAATACCTGCCGCCGTATTGATGCGGGCGGATACGGTATAAACGCGAATAGGCATAGTTACTGCGAGATCTTTGACAACCGATTCACCTTTAGTGGAGTCGCAGCTGGGGCAACGTCGACAAGCGGCATCATTATAGCCAACTCTTCGTTCCCGGTAATCCGTGACAATACCTTTGACTACGTTCAGGGTGGCACTAACGTTACTATGATCGGCGTAAACGTCGCTGCGGGTTGTGTCCTGCCAAAGATCTGGGACAACAAGTTCTTCTGCACCAGCGCTTCGTTAGTAGCTTTCGCGCCTACCCAACTTGCAGTAGCGTCTGACGTTCTTCGGAATATGGCGGATCCTAACGCCGCCATGGCGGGCAGCTTCACCTGGCCTACTACTACCGCCAGTTTCGTCGTTAGCAACGTAAACGTAAATGTAAACAGCAAAATTACTGTGATCCCCCGAAATATCGGTGCGGCTGCGGTAATGCGGGATCAGGGATTTTACGTTCTCCCTGGTGTGCAGGGCTTTACGATCTTCACGGCGTCGGGTAACACGGCGTCGGCGTCCAACTGGGATTATCTGATAGCATAAATCTGTTAAACTGCGCCAAACCTGGGGAGGTGAGGCGCATGATGCATATGGCATTCGATGACCTCGGCCTTATCGCTGCCGCTTTGGTGGGCGCTATTGTCGGGGTTTTCGCACAGAAAGAGATCGTAACCTGGCGGCAGCGAATGGTTTTCGTCCTTAGCGGACTGGCCATTGGCTACTATATAACGCCACTCGTCGTTGACCTATACTTCATCAAGCCTGAGCTAACAGGCGCCGTGGGCTTCCTGATCGGGGCTTTCGGTGGCGGTATCATGTCCGCTGTCTTCAAGGCCATAGGGAACTTGGACCTCGCGGAGATACTCAAAAATCGTATCGGCGGGGGAGATCCCAAGTGATACAAACCTTGAGCTTAACCCAAACAATCAGCCTTATTGCAGTCGGCATCCTGATCGTACATGCGGTGTGGTGTCTGCTTTGCAAGAGGGTAAGCGATGGGGTGCTAGGGAAAGTCCTCTATCTGCTCGTTACCCTGGCCGCATTCGCCTACATCAGCCGACCATCACCATTCGCGCAAATGCTGTTGAACGTCAGCTTCGCGAGCATCGCGGTCCGCCACTGGTGGATGAAGACTTACTGGTCGAACGTAAAGCGGCGTATCATGGCTTATGTGAATCCAAACGGTAAGACTAGATGACGCCAGAAACTCTCTCCGAAGCAATGGGAATCCCTCTTGTCCGCGCCCGCAAATGGGCACCAGCGCTTAGCAAAGCGATGGAGGGCGGACAGATCAACACCAGACTTCGAATGGTGGCGTTCCTTGCGCAGATCGGCCACGAGACGAATGGCTTGGTTTGGGTAAAGGAACTGGGCGGCGCGTCCTACTTCCAGAAGTATGAAGGCCGCAAAGACCTCGGCAACACGCAACCCGGCGACGGGCCGAAGTTCGCTGGCCGTGGGCTGATTCAGGTAACGGGCCGGGCCAACTACTTGGCGGCTAGCAAAGCGCTGTTTGGCGATGATCGGCTGCTCAAGACGCCGGAGTTGCTGGAGCAGCCGGAATGGGCCGCTGAATCGGCTGTTTGGTTCTGGTCGTCGCGCAACCTGAACACGCTGGCCGACGCTGACCGGTTTACGGATCTCACGAAGCGAATCAACGGCGGTACGAACGGCCTTGAGGATCGCAAAGTCCGTTACCGTCTCGCGTTGAGCGTTCTGAAATGACGCCGGGTTACGGATACGTCACGGCGGTTGTGATCGGATTCGGCGTTGCCTGGTGCGTCCAGGGGTTGCGTTGGGATTCGGACGTGCAGAAACGCGACTTGGCAGCAGCGGAAGCGATCTCAGTAAACGTCGACGCGGTTAACCAACACTTGATCACGTCCCGCGCCGAGACGGAACGCATTCGGGCGGAGTATCTGGACTACAAAACGGGTAAAGAGAATGAAACGTCTGAGCTTGAGCGTGCTGTTGCTGCTGGCGCTAAGCGGTTGCTCGTCAAAGCCTCCTGTCCCGACCCAGTGCGCGCCACTGGAGCCGTTCCCGGCAGAACTGGAGAGGGAACCGCAGAACTTGAACACGCTGCTAGATCGGATTATTACACCCTCAGACGAGAAGCCGACCGGCAGTACGGAGAGTTACAGTACTGTCGGTCGGAATTGAGGAAGCGGTCAGCGAAATAACATGTTTGCGCCAATCAGCAGGACGGCGGAGATCACGAATCCTGCCCAGAAATAAACGCTAGATTTGTAGTCCGGCGCGGGCGGTACAGGTAAAAACATTACGCCTTTAGGCGCATCCCCTTTTCGCTTTATGTCAAAATGACTGAGCAAGTGCATTGCTTGCCGCTGGGCATACCCTTCGCCAACCTTTAAGGCTTTCTCCAACTCTGCTTTTAGCTGGTGCTCCTCCGCAGCTTCAAGCGAATCGTGAAGAGTCCCGTCGCGTGCTTCCCACTTCTCCACTGAGCGGATCTGCGGCAACCCTATGCCTTTGGCGTTGCATAAGCCGCAATAGCCTTTTTCGGCGTGCCCTGACTCGGGCTCAGTGCACTCGTGTCGGCAGCCTTTGCACTGGAATTGGATAGTCATTCCGCATCCTCCTTCACAGGTTCGCACTGGTCGACCAGTAGCTTCGCTGCTTGCACGTCGGCGTTTAGCAGGAAGTAAACCGACTTCGTTGATTCTATTTCTACGTCACGCGGGGTGTGATGCCCGAAGTACAGGCCGACGCAAACGCATATGCCCCACGCGATAGGGTCGTACCAGTTAACTCTCATTTCATAGTCCTTTGTCGTTAATATCCACTGCTGAAAAGTACTTGTGCCTCATAATTAGAAGAAAACGAGACACAAGTACTAATTATCTTCTCGCTTTACCTTTTCAAAATGGAAGACTACTTCCGCACCAGTCTCCGCGATAAGGCCATACGCCAAGGCCATACGATACTTTTTGCTGTAGTTGTTCAGGTATGTGATCTGCTTCTGTAGGTAATTGCGCCAACTTTCCAGGGTGTACGCCGATTTGCTGATATTGCACGGCGCGCAAGCGGGCATGAAGTTTTCGATAACATTCGCCTCGGGTCTACCTCCCCCCACGCTGCGAAGCCTAAAATGCCCGTCAGGTCCGCGGTACGATTCAATATCTCGTCGGCAGGGCTCGAAGTGGTCTGCGTGCCAAGTTTTACCAAGTTCAGTCCCGCAGTAAGCGCAACGCCCGTCGTACTTGAGTTTCAGGGCTTCTCGTTCGGCCTTCTTAAGCGCCATTCAACTTCTCCTCACGCGCTTTGATAGCGCATTCCGCGTGGTGGGTAACCCACTGACCGTTGTGTTTATGGAAGTGCCCTTCACCTATAGCGACTGGTTTATTGCAGCGGTAGCAAACGTCGGGGTAGCGGTTTCTCATAGAGTGTTACCGGGGTGCAATTCTCTTTTAGCCTTGAGGTAGGCTTCGTGTGCAGCTTCGGCGGTCCGGAAGCTCCCTAGATGAATCTTCTTACCGTTCGCGTGTATCTGCGCAAGGTAGGCGTATTTCTTCTTGGTTACGCCTAAGAATCCGCAGCCGTTGTTAGAACGGGCGCGTATCTCGTTTTGACAGTTGATACTGGTTGGTACATCCCGGAGGTTGGCGATTCGGTTATCGTCCTTCACACCGTTTATGTGGTCTACGTCCCCCGACGGGGGTACCCCATGGACGTAGAGCCACGCCAGCCTGTGAGCGAAATGCAGCCGGTGGTTTACCCGGATCTGCCGGTGGCCATGGGAGTCTATTGCCCCGGCCACCGACCCCGCTAGGGAGCGCCAATTTCGGTACAACTTCCAGGTGAATAGCCCCGTTTCAGGGTCGTAGTTAAGGACTCGCGTAACATCTTCTAGCGCTAGATCTTTCATGCGGCGTTCTCTTCGATAGGGTTGAAGCCCCTCTCCTTCATCGCCTGGAGCAAGATATCCTGTACCTCTCGCTTGCTTTGCAGGCGCTCCAGGACAAGTTCATCCACCGTATCGGCTGCCATGATGAAGTGGTGGAACACGGGGCGGTTATGGCCGGCTTGAAGCTGACGAACCGGGCCGTTCCGCTCTATTATCTGCTGATGCTCTTCCAATGACCAGTTTAAACTGAAAAATACCAGGATGTTGCCCCCGTCCTGCAGGTTCAAACCGTGACCCGCACTGGCCGGATGGGCGAACATGATCGGGATTTCTCCCCGGTTCCAAGCGTCGATCGTCTCGGGTTTCTTGTCTAGGTGTTTGCCTTGAGGGAAACGCGCTAGCAAGCGTTCAAGGTCGCTCTTGAAGTGATACGCCACTAGAACCGGCATACCCGCCGCTTCCTCTAGGATCTCTTCGAGCGCCTGCAGTTTTTCATCGTGGATCTTTTTCCACGCAGGCCCCCCATCCACGTACGCGGCCCCGCTGGCAATTTGGAGGCACTTTTGCGTCTTGGCAGCGGCATTCAGGGCTTCAACTTCAGATCCTTCTAGCTCCATGAACATCTTCTTTTCCATGTCCTTGTATAGAACGCGAGCAGCAGGCGGGAGATCCACCTTAATGACGTTCACGATTGGCTCTTTGAGGTCGAACCAATCCGCGGCGTCAATCGTGATGCACACGTCGCCCAAAGCTTTCTGGATTTGCTCCTGCGCGTTCTCTGTAGCCTCAACGCCAAAGCCGGTATGCGAAGCTCGGAACCAGCGCTGCTTGAAAGCGTCGTAGGTTCGGCCCAGTCGCTCACCCTTATCAACGAACCACATCTGCCCCCAAAGGTCTTGGAGGCCATTAGGGCTTGGCGTACCGGTCAACAGGATGATGCGCTTGATCTTGGTGTGTGCAACACGAGCCAGGGCTTTGGCCCTTCGTGTGCCCTGGCGCAGCCGAAAGCCCTTGAGCTTGGTCGCCTCGTCCACTACGACAGTGCGGAAAGGCCACTTATCGCCAAGCTGTTCGACAAGCCATTCGAGCTGTTCGAAGTTGACCGTGTAGATATCCGCCTTGGCTCGCAACGCTGCTTGCCTTTCCTTGGCCGAGCCGCAAATGGTCACGACGCTGCGATGTTTCAAGTGGTTCCACTTCCGGTACTCCTGCGGCCATGTGGTCCGTGCTACCCGGAGTGGCGCGATAACCAAAACCGGGTAGACCTCTTCGGCCAGGGACAAGTCCTCAAGCGCCGTGGCCGTGCTTACACTCTTGCCCAAACCCATGCCAGCCCACACAGCTATACGCTTGATCGACTGAATGGCTGAGATGATGAGCCCCTGATATTTGTGCGGCTTGTAATCAATCGGCATGGTTCTTACCTACGAATTCTCCGAAGTGCTGGCGCGCTGCTGCTTCGTAAAGCTGAGAGGCTTCTTCAGGCGTAGAGCGCCTGCCTAGGTAAACTTGCTTGCCGTTGATCTTGATTCGCGCGTCCCACTTGTTCTTGCCTTTGATGTACACAACGCCCTTAAAGCCTGAAGTGTTGTGCTTGAACATGCCGATGTTGCCGGAATTCTGCTGGCGCGTCGCACCGCGCAGATTGTCGATTCGGTTGTTTCTCCGATCTCGGTCCTTATGGTCGACCTCCTGCGGCACGGTCTTGTGGAAGAGGAAATAGATAAGCTTATGCAGCCGCACAAATTTCCCTTCAACGTTCACATGCAGATAGCCTTTGCCATCGACCGAACCCACAACGGCGTGCGCAAGGCGTGGTCCACGTTTTACCTTGCGGCGCACCAGACCATCTTCGTAGTAGAAAAGGGAGTTGAGAAACTCCCAAGTGAACCCCTGGAGCGTCTCCATCACGCATCCCTCACTTTGTAATTTTCATCTACCAAAACTGCCCAGTTCGTCTGAACGCGATTAACGACTAGATCAACCCCCGCTTCACTATCCAGCCAAACCACTTCGGCACCCGCAGCACGGCGACGCTCGTGGTCGCGCGCCTGCGCTTCGGTAGGCTTTTTGCCGGTCGCTTTCAGCTCAACGAACAACACGCGCCCGCCGAACGTGATCAGCCGATCGGGAACCGAACGACGACTCGGCGAGGTGAACTTGTCGCAAAGCGCGCCAATCTCTTTGCAGCGCTTGACGAGGTAGGCTTCTATATCGCGTTCTAGCATGGCTTGATCCTCTCCATGCGCGCGGAAAAATCCTTCTCGGTACGCAGGAAAAGCCGACCGGTGGATACGTCACGGTATACTAGGCGGTCTTCCCCTCGCGTTAACCCAGCGCCCGTAGCGAGGCCGAGGATCTCATACCGCCCACCTTTGCCGATGCAGGTGTAAAGTTTCGTGTAATCATTTTCTTCGCCCATCACGAATCCTCCTCTATTTGTACGCAAGCTTATGCAAGATTCGACTTGTAGTCAACCTTTCCGGTAGCGATACGCTTCGAAGCCGGCTGCGGCGAGCGGTAAGCCTTCTGTCCAGTCTTCGCCTTGGGCCATGAGGGCTGCTAAAACCCCATCGTTGAAAGCGGGATCATCGGGCGCCTCACAGATGATTTCGTCGTGCACGGTGACGACGATCTCGAAGCCCTGGTCGAACTGCTTTACGGTCTCCATGCTTCAATCCTCGGCATTGATCGGGCGATCACATCGCGGGCGGCTGCCTGAGTGCAGTTCTCGACGCACTTGCCACCGTATGTGCGGATTCGTTCCCACTTCCGGGTGTATTGGTTCACGCCCATGTAGGTGATCCCACCGTCATCTTCGACACGCGGAGACGGATAGCACAGATATCGTCCGCTAGGCAGCATGATGCGCAGCCAAGCGCCGTCACGACGAACTTTGTGCTTGCGGCAGGTAAGAGTCTGCCCGGGATTCTGGATCGCAGAACGGACGACACCTTCGAGGTCTTTCCAGTAGCTGCTAGTCGCCGGGTGAGATTCGCGCCACAAGCGCTTGAAACTCTCGCAGACGATGAACGCTTTGTCAGACAGGCCAAACTGGCTCTTACCCTGGCCGAGTTGCCATTCGAGGAAGCTGGCGGCTTCATCTAGGGTAGCTTGTGGGATGTTGCTGTATGCCTTATCGGCCATTGCTTCAAGGTCGATGTTGAAAGCGAGTGAGAAGGTGATGAACGCGCCGCACCCTCCACCGAATCCTAGAGCCAGTTCCATCGTCTTGCCTATTTGGCGCATGAACCCATCTACGTCGGCGGGATCAATCCCGAACGCCTTCGCATAGGCCAGTTTGTAGAGGTCATGCCCAAGCGTTATAGGATCGCCCTTCGTGTTTAGCTCGACAGCTATGGGAGTTCCGCGCAGTGCTGCAGCGTTAATCTCGTCACCGGTGTACCACTTGCCGTCCTCACCTTGCTGCGTGTCGTATTCCCGGAACGCTTGAAGCTTCCAAGACTCGCCGGCCAGCCAGGCGAGTACACGCCCTTCTACGTTACTCAAGTCGGCGATAACCAGTTTCTTTTTAGGCGGCGCGACTATGAGCCCGCGAATTGCACTGCTGCAGGCTTCCATTACCGAAGTCATACGAGACCCCGCAAGTGAGGAGCATTGGCTTGGAAATTAGCGATCGCGAACCCCCGAGGAGTGGAGCTGCGGATATTCTTCGTGCGGGTAGACTTACCACCACACTTCGCCCAGCCTGGATTGTCTTTGTGGAAAGGCTCGATCCTTTTACGGAAAGGCTGAACGTAGTCTTTGCCGGCCCATATACCTGTCTTTTTGTTGTAGGCGTCCCGCGGAGGGTAGATATCAGGGTACAGCGGGTGGCGGTCGTTTAGCGGTAGGTACCCGCCGAAGTCGCACGGATCGAACCAGAAATCCGGTTTACGCCAAAGTGTGGAGAGCTTACCCACAGGGTTCTCCGCCGCCCAGCTATCGCACCCGGTTTTGTCGGCGACCACGGCCGCCAATTGGGCGAGGGTGACTGCCTCCTGCTGGAACATCGGATTCGCAGCTCGCTTTTTTGCCCAGCTACCACTTCCGGCGTTGGTGAGGTCTGTACACTCCGGGAAGGAGAAAATGTGAACGACATTCTCTCCGACTAGATCCGCGATCTTCGCAGCGTGCTCGCGCAGTTTGTAAGGGTCGAACCACATGCCGACCTTTATGAGGTTCCCTTCCCTTGTTACACCTTCGGGATGCTGACCGTCGAACAGCCAACATTCGTATCCAGCATCAAGCCATGGTTGCGCCATGAACCCTGTGTAGTCGTAAAGAAAAATAGCTTTCATACCAAGTCCTCACAGTCGGCTTTGATTGCTTCGATCCAAAGCTCGATTTCTTTATTCTTGATGGTCGGGCGTGGAAGGTTCTGCAGCTGTAGGAGGCGGCCTGCCCATCGCCCGGTGCGGCCTGCGCCACAGAATGCCGCTGTACCACGCATCCGGTTATCGCTACTGACACCGCTAAGCGCACGTTTGTACTTGCTTACCGACGTCTTCGAAGCCTCCAAGCGAACTATCAACAGCTCTTTCAACTCGACAGGCATGTCGACATCGGCTAGGGCCTTTTCCACGGTGCTCCCTTTGAGGTCGGCGAAGACAATGCCGTACTCTTCGAGGATGTATTCGAGCATCTTGTCGCGCTGCGTAGCAGCGGTGACTTGACCGTCCGTCATTTCGACTGTCTGCTTCGCTAGCTGCTTCTGCGCCCGGTCAGCGGCACGGATAGCGCCGTGCGCCAGGTCGAGATCTAGCAATACGCCGCGCTCGTTAATTCGCTGGTCGAGGTGCCACAGCTCAAGCTCTGCACCGCGGTAATTCCAGCGCGGCAATTTCTTGTAGACCTCGCGCATAGCCTCAATGTCGTTCCCGCCGTAGTCGCGGAAAGCTTGCCACTCGACAGGATGCGTTTCCCGGGTAGCGCGACGCAACTTGCTGTTCTTAGGCCGGGGCTTGCAGAACAGCTGAATCAGCGCCTTACCCGCTTTGTCCTTGGCCTTATCGGTCGCAACACCTAGGATATCGCACAGCTTCTCCAGAGCGCCCGGGAGACTGTGTGCCATGGCGCAGACCATCGTGTCGAAGACCCGCTCAATCTCTACCCAGTGGCCGATCGCGTGCCACATGACAGCGCGATCAAAAGCAGAGTTCTGAATCACGATCTCGTAAGAAGGGTCAGCCAGTAGCTCGAAGAGATCCGAAACGTCTTCGTCCCCATCGCGGATCTCGACAGGCCCATCGCCGACCGCCCACTGCCACATGATGATCTCGGCGCCTTCTGCATAACGGTGCGTCCCGTTGTTGATGGGCGTTTCGCAGAAGGTTTCCGTGTCCAGGAATAGGCATTTGTCGAGGTTCATTAGGCCCACCAGTAAGGGTCGAACTTCTCCCCCGTTCGCGCGTATTTCAGAAGCACTGAGTGGTAAAACTTAACGTCTGATACGACCGAAAAGCTCCGGCGAAACCCCGATCCTAGCTGGTACCAACGGCGTTTGTGCGCAGCTACATGCTGCCAAGCAGCACGGCTAGCGCGGTCCATTTTAGGCAACGCCGTCATTGCGCCGGCCTCCATTTCACGATGTCGTTTTCAGAATCAGTGATCTCGTGCTTCCACCCGAAAGTATCCGCGGCCATGTTCCAGGCAGTAGAGGTATCTCGGTAACGAACGTCCACCCTTCCCGCCGGGCGCATGGTCTCGTCGCCGTTCCAGGTATACCAGCCTTCTGCGTCACGGGGGCCGTAGGGGTCAGTCTGTGCGAGAACCTTGGCCTCAACGTCGGCAAG